CACCGAGTGCCGTAGCGGTACCAGCGATGCCGGCCTGGAAGTCCTGCCACGGAGCGTCAAGGAACGCCTGGACACCAGCGGTCGCCTCAGCCCAGAAGTTGGTAGAGATCTGATCCTGGAGCGCAGCAAGTTCCGCCTTGACTCCAGGGAAGACGGTATTGAAGTCCTGGAATGCTGCTACGAATACACCGACAGAGACGCCAGCGGCAGCGAACAGGGCAGGCAGGGCCAGTGCCAGTGGGGCGATCTGTGCCAGGCTTGCGCCCAGTGCGAAGACGTTGCTGACCGCAGCTCCGAGCCAGCCGATCAGGCCAATGATGCCCGTCGTGAGAGTAGCGATGGTTGGTAGAGCGCGATCGAGATTCTGGAATGCCCGGTACATGCTCTCGATCTGGTCCGTTGCCACACGTGCACCGGAGAGCCGAGCGAGCTGCATACCAGCCAGTCGCATTGCTGCGTTATCCACGATCGGACGGATGTGATAGAAGGTCCCAGTGAAGGTCGCGCGAAGGCGCGCAATAGCTGCTGCGAGAGCTGCATTGTCGATCTCTGGGTACAGCCGGAACCCGATGTCTCGTGCGATCCCGGCAGCCAGCTCGTCAAAGTTGAAGTCAAGGGTGGGCGTGAACCGCATCCGCTTGTTGGACTCAACTGCCAGCTCGTGCGCGAAGTCCAGGACGCTGTTCCGTACAGTCCGGAGGGATTCTGTGTCAAGGAATGTGGCGACCGTGATTTCTCGAGGACGTGCCAGTTGCTTGTCCAGCTCTGCCCCGATGCGGCGAAGCTCATCAACGCTCAGGATCTCCGGGGTAACCATCGTCTGGAAACCCTTGGTGATTTCGTTGAGGTTGTTCTTGATGGCCTCAAACTCGCTGACCGGGAGCTGGAGTGCGATGTTTCCGAAGTCGAACTGGGTGAGTCGGGTAAGTGCTGCCTGTGCAATGTCGATGCCCTGGACATCTACGCCAACGGGAACGTCGGTTGCAGCGGCCCGAGCCAGAGCCTTCATCTGTGCGATGATTCGTTCGGCTCCGGTCAGCTCAATGCCGACCTCAATGGGATCGATCGAGTCCTCGGTGGCGTCAACGATTCGCTGAGTCTTCTGGCGGAATCCAGTGGGATCGGGAACCAGTTCTGCCTTGAGCCGGGCGAAGACATCCCCAGTGGGCGAAGTCATTACTTGCCTCCATGCATCCTGTTAAACAGGCTCTTGACCGCGCCCTTTCGGGGAGCATCCGGCGTCTTCTTTTTGGGTCGCGGGTATTCGGGAATCTTCGGGACCTTGCCCTTGGCCCAGTTCCCGGTGGCACGGGTATTGGTGTTCACCGCATCGAAAATGTCGGCCAGCATGTATCTGGTCTGGCCCCATCCGAAGAACTGCCGGCCACCATTAGCCAGGGCAGAAGTGAGGGAATCGTCGGGGAGCCTCTGCACGTCCAGTAGGACCAGATACGGAGAAGGGCCTCTACCCTCGATCACGTCCACCAGGTCATAGCCGTAGTGAAACTTCAGATCGGGATAGAGGCCCTCGCCGTATTCGTCTATTAGTCGCGCGAGGCTGAGGCTTCCCCCATCTGGGTAGCCTCTCCGTACTCCTTGACAATCTGAACCAGCATTGCCAGGTCATCGCCCACGGCGTCCAGGAGCATTTGCCCCTTCTTTGGGTCCTCGGCAACGAGCAGGATCATTTCCTGGAGAACGGCAGACTGGTCGGCATCCTCCGCACCCATGTTCTTCTTCAGGTCGCCCAGCGTCTTGCGCTTGTCGGCAGAAATGCGGAGTGCGTTCAGGAGCCGAACAGTCTTGCCCGCGACGGGCTTTCCGTTCTTGGTCTCAAGGTCGATGTCGTACGAGCCGTAAGCAGCGTCAGCCGCCTTACGGATTGAATCAAGCGTGGTACCCATTGGGTGCGGACCCTTTCAGGTTCAGTTTTTGAGTGCGTTCAGGATTCGTGAACAGGCGGAAAAGATGAACGAGAGGAGAAGCCCCTCCAGTGCAGGGTCCGCCGATACACTGGAGGGGAAAGCGCGGATTAGGCGCCAGGAGCCAGACCGGTCTCCCACGAGTCGCCGTCCCAGTGGACTGGCGAACCGTCGTCCAGCTCCACGTACTGGCCCACGGTCCATTCGGTTGCCGGCGATGCGGTAACACCAGACATTGCGCTGATCGAGATAGGAGCGTCCGAGCCTTCCGGCGTGAACGAACCAGGCGTTCCAGCAACTGCGGTGGTGGCAGCGATCGTGCCCAGTGGCGTGATGGCGTACGTCCAGTCGTTGGTCGAGTAGACCAGCGGCTTGAGGTTCAGCGGCAGACCAACCAGCGACTCTGCGTCAGAGACCGGAAGATCTCGCACCGCGGAACGTAGACACCGAACCGGTTCTCGCCGTCAACGAAGATGGCCAGGAGGGCAACCTCAGTCGGGGACGGGCTCTGCGGAATGGCAAGGGTGCCGTTGGTCAGCATCTCAGCGTTCGCACCGTAGTAAAGCCGCAGGGACTTCCGGTCGAACTGCTGGAGGGTGATGTTGAAGGACTCGATCCGGGGAGCGAAGGTCGTCCGGAGTGCCTTGGACTGGAGGGTTCCCAGAGTGGTCGCCTCGCCACCTTCAGATGCGAAGGTGAAGATGTCCTCAAGGCTGGTGTGGCCGATCTCTTCCCACGGGTCAGATGGGGCGCTCGAAAGGCTTCCGGGCATAGCCGTGCCGGTCGGAGCCGTGTAAAAGTTACCCGACCCCACAACAAGGGTCGAGTTGTCATTCTTAGCCATTTAAGGCGTTCTCCTTATGGAGTGGGGTACGGGGGATTACGCGGCTTGCGCACGACGATTCGGTATCGACCCTCGTAACGGTGGACATTGCTTGGTAGGTCGGCGTACTGAACGGGACCTACAGAGGTGGCCCAGTCAGGAGTCCGGCGAGGAGGCGAAAGAACCTCGAAGTATGTAATCGACCCGTGTTCCGGGTTCGAGTAGTTGTTCAGCCAGGCGTCACGAAGAATGACCCGACATGCTTCAGAGAGACGTGACGCGTCCTTGTCTCCGTCCGGATCATCTGCAAAGCAGTGAATCGTGAGATCCATTGAGTTCAGGAATCGTTCGTCAGAACGGAACTCCCAGAACGTAGGCAGCTTCCGGATAAGAACTGCTGGACGGGGCTGATCTCTGGAGATCTGGGTCACGAGGTGAACCGGGGTGGAGAGATCGAGTTCCTCGAACCTCTCCCGAAAGAGCGCGAGTACGAAGTCTTCCGCCGGAACGTGCTCATTGATGGCCAGGATCTCCGGTGGAATGTTGGCCACGGGATTACCTCAGAGACCTTCTATGTCTATCCTTGAGGATCTGAACGGCCTGTCCAAGGATCTCCAGTCCAGCCATGGCACCGGTACCTTCTTGCATGCCGGGCAGACGTCCGAACTCGATGCTGCTGGCTGCGCCCTGCCGTTCATTGCCGGTGTCGTCCAGCCAGACATTCCATCGGTTGCCGCTCTCCCTCTCGGAAGTGATTTTGGCGTTCTCCTCGAATGGCCTTCCGATCATCAGGGAGAAATCGCGAGCGGCTTCGAGAACAACTTCAGCGTGGGCTTCGAGCTCGAACGCGTACGAACGCATAGCCCTGGCCGTGCCGGGCAGCTCCACGAGGTATTCCTCAACTGGACGGCCCTTGATGGTTCGGAAGACTTCAGCCACTACGGCCTCTTCCGAAGGTCGATCGTCCAGTGGCGAACGTGGCGGGTCCCGTGGTGATAGAGCGGCGGGATAACCACGTCGTACAGATCGCCCTTCCACAGCACGCGAGACCATGAGTCCACGCCGGGAAAGTCTGAGCCGACACCAATACGGACGATGTCAATGTCCATCTGTCCAGGAACTTCAGCCCTTGAGCTGCGTCCGGGAATCACCCAGCCACGAGTTGAGTAAGGGCTTTCTTCATCGACGGTCTGAACCTTGTTCCCACGTGAGTCAGTGGTGGTCTTGGACCGGTACAGAACAATCGGCTGCCCTCGCCGGCGCTGCGGAGTGATGGACATTGGTTACCACCCGTCAGTTGCCGGGTTGAACATCGGGAATGGCGTCTGCATAGAAGCGACCGGGATCATGCCGTCGTCCTGAGCTGCAAAGCCGTTTTCCGGCAGGTAAGCAACCATCTCAACGGTTCCCAGGAAGTACCCGCGGCGACCGTCACCGATAGCCTTGATCTTCTTCTGCTCCTGTGGCGTGAACCACGGAACAGCGTGCTCAGGCTTAACGTCATCCCATTCAACGGTTTCATCACCAGCACGGGACAGGGTGATGGCGTTCATGTTCTTCGCCCACCGAGTCACGGAGATGATGACCGTTGTGCGAATCTCGTATGGAGCGCTCTCAGGCTCTGGCCACTCGCGACCGGCGATGTATCGCGCCTCGTTGCTCATGTCCTCAAGGTGTGCCGAAACGGCCTCTTCCTCGCGTTCATCGAGCACGAAGTCCAGCCGCCGCTGAACGTCCTCCACCAGTGCGAAGGGTTCCATGTGAACTCCCAGGTGAGCATCCGACAGGGACTGACGGTCGCTCGGGTGGAGCCGCCTCAGTGGGCTTCACAGGAGCCAAGATCTTTTCCAGGGGTACCCTGAGGTACCCTCGGACAGTTTTCGTGGCTCCTGTGAGAACTACTGAAGCGGGAATGAGCTATTAGGCAGCGTCGCCCAGGCCGGTGATGCGCGTCAGCGCCACGGCACGTGGGTCCGAACCAGTCGGCAGGACATCCGAGGTGGCGTCCAGGTCGAACGCGACGGCACGGATCATGTACTCGAACGGGTCGCCGTTGGCGTCGTGAGCAACGTCCTCGTTGTCCTCATCGAACAGAACGTCCGTGACGTACCGGGTTCCGTTGTAGAGGTTCACGACCGACCGCTCAACGAACAGCGTCGGGTCGTAGTCCTTCATCCACCGGACGGTTGCGAAGCCACCAGCGCTTGCGGTCGAGCCGAACTTGATGCTGTCCGGAACGCTCGGTGCGGCAGTTGCCATCGCGTACGCGCCACGCACGAACACGGCACCGAAGTCATCCGGAAGCTCTGGCGAGACCACCAGGTCCATCTGGAACAGACGGCCGATCCGAGCCTCACGCAGTGCGCCCTCAGCGGTGCTTTCCGAGGTGTTCTGCGACAGAACGATCTTCTCGTCCGCGAGCAGAGCCTCTTCGATGCCAGAGCCCATCAGGAAGGTACGACCCTCCAGCGGCATCCGGATCTTGTTGCAGGCCCGACGCAGAGCGATCAGGTCGGCACGCATTCCACCGGAGCTACGGCCCGACACAGCGCCACCAATGGTGACCTCGTACGGGGTGCCCTTCGGGTTGGTCGACGCGTGGTACGGAAGAACCAGGTTCACGCACTTGCGCTCAAGGTTCCGGCCGATACCTTCACCCTGAACGGTCACGATCTCCGACCACTTCATCAGGTCGAAGTCCTTCTGTTCGTCCTGAAGCTTGGTCGCCTGGTAGGTGTTTCCACCGAGCGTGATGGCGATGCGCCGCTGGCCGTAGGCGTCGAGAGTGATCGGGCTCGAACGCTCCGCACGCCATGCCGGGATCTCCCGTGCAGGCAGGTAGCCAGGAACCGTGATGTGAACGGTGTCGTTCTCCGCGCCCCGGAACTGGTCGAAACCTTCGGCCGTGATGAGGTTCGGGATAACGGTCGCCTGCTTCACGGCTTCCGCTGCAACAGCGGCCATCCGCTCCGGCTTGATGACAGTATTGAGAGTCACTTTTTGATTTCCTTAGTAAGACACATTAGCAAGTGTGTGTAAAGAGACGTAGGGTTTAGCCCCTGCGGGCACGGACGCCGCGAACAACCTCAGCCGCGTCGAATGAATCCCCGCCAGTTCCGCCACCGAGTCCGCCACCGAGCTTCTCCGGTGGAGCCTCGTTCGATTCCTTGCCCTTGGCGATCTCTGCGTACTTCCGCAGCACGGCCGCCTTCTTCGTGAGGGCTTCCTCCGTGGTCGCGCTAGATTCACGCAGCTCATTGAGCAGGTCTTCGGGAAGGTCCCGGCCGATGCTCGCCACCAGGGCTTCACGCGTGGCCTTGTCGCGATCGGACTTCAGAGTCTCGATCTCCTTCGCCAGCTCCTCCATGGTCGGCTGAGCGTCACGAATCTTGGTCCGCCACGAAGCGTTCTCGTCACGCAGCTTGCGGATCTCGGCCTCGTACCACTCTTCAGTCTTCGGGGCCTTCGGAGCTGCGGGTGCAGGCGGTGCGGCAGGGGTGTTTGGTTCGGTAGCAGCCGGCTCCTGGCCGGTCGGCTGAACTTCGGGCTGTGTCATTGCGGTACGCCTCCTGGACGTATGTGAAAAGCAGAAATGCAGTCGCCGGGACTGCGATGAAAGGGTTAAGGCTCGAGATATCCGCTAAGCGGAATGGGCATCCAGACGCCAGAAACCCGGACATAGAACGGGGTGTCCACATCTTCGGGCGGGTCGACTGGAGTTAGAGAGAAGTCGAAATCGACCGGATCGGCCGAGGTGACCATGAACTGCCGGGCCGTCTCGTCCGCTCCACCCTCGGTGAAGTCCACGAGTGCAGTGCCGGCATCCGCTTCAGGTGCCAGCCAGCCCGCGTCGGGTAGTGCTGCGGCGAGATCCTGTGCCAGTCCGGTACAGGCGGCCTCGACCGCAGCGTCGTTCAGCTCGGACTTCCACACAGCGCCGGCAGCAAAGTGCGACGAGGTGTGGCCGAAACCGTACTGATAGAAGCCGATCGAAAAAGCAGCCGCAGTGGCCTGGTTGCCGTGGTTACCGGCTCCAGTGCTTTCGCCGTGGCTCCAGGTGAGGGTTGCCAGATCGGCAACGTGCCAGCGGAGGTGGGCAGACCCAGCCGGCTTGGAGACGACGAGCCAACGCCACACCTCGTCCCCGAGGTCAGTTCCATACCCGGAGGAGAAGTCGCTGCGTCCGTACAGCTCGCCACCCGTGATGAAGTAGCCGCCAACGTCGGTGCCACCAACAGTGTCCGACCATCCGGCAAAAATGCCTCGGTCGTCACTCTCGGTCTTCATCAATATGGCGACGGTGAATGCACCTTCATAGAGTGCTGCGGCTGTACCGACACCCATGGTCAGGTACGCCGCATCAGCATCGTCGTTCGTAAACGACTCACCCATCAGGGACATTAGAGAACCACCACCCAGAATGAGCCGTCAGCGGCCGTTGCGGGAGCTTCAGGGCCGACGTACAGACCGGCACCGCTGGAGGCGACATAGGCCGAACCGTTCCAACGGAATGCCAGCAGATAGTTGGTGTGCGTGTGCGAGCTTGCGGCCTTACCGGCTAGATCTGTGACGAGGCTGTTCACCTTGGCCTGAGGAATGTCTCCATCCTCAAGGTCGAGCTTCGCGTAGGTCACTGAGCCATCGGCGATCTCGCCACCGCCACCACCCGAAGGGAAGTCGACCCATTCGCCGTCTACACGGAGCTTGCGCCCCAGGATTTCTGCCATGGTTCAACCTCCTTACGGGAGCGGATTGTCAACGGTGGTTCCCGTGCCAGCAGGACCGTCACCGTCACGGTTATTGGTCCAGGTGTCCACGGAGCCGGAGAGGTCAACGTCGATCAGGCCAACCTCGGTAGCGCCGCCCCAGTGGAGGGTGCCGAGGTTGTTGTTCGTAACGATGGCGTCCTGAACCCTGCGCCCGATTCGAGCGTGGTAGATGCCGGCCTGGAAGAAGTTGTTGTCGATCTTCGGCGTGAGGTACGGGCCGGTGTCGTCACCAGGAGGCTTGCCCAGCGTGAGGCCCGAGTTGATCGGTTCGCCCACGGGACCAATCGCGCCCTCGATGTAGTTGTGCTCGATGGTGACCCAGGTGTCGGTCGTCGTGTTGTCGGCGGTGGTGTTGAAGACCTGGATGCCGTCAAGGTGCTGCTCACTGTCCAGGAAGGACAGATCATGCACCCAGTTCTGCGAGACAATCGAACCGTCTGCAAAGCTCGCGCCGGGGATACCGCACACGTGGATGCCATCGCCAGAGCCGGACACGTCGCACCTACGCACGATCGCCCGAGCGTCACTCTGGATGCCCACGCCGTACACGGTGGTGCTTGGACCGGGTTCACAGATGACCGTGGTGTCTTCGACCGTAAGCAGGCCGCGATCGTCACCGTTGCAGCCAATGCCCCAGAAGCCGACGCCCGCAGGAGCCTCGATGACGCAGTTACGGATGGTCAGGTTCGTGCCGCCCGTATGAACGACCGGGGCATGAATCCAGTAGCCGTCGACAACCAGATCGGTCGCGCTGACCAGGAGGTTGCCGGCGTCCCACGAGGCGTTGCCGTCGAAGACGGTTCCCGTGAGCGAGTCGTTGGCGTTCAGGACGATCAGCTCGCCCGTGTCACCGAGGTATCCAACTGTGCCGGGTGCAGCCCGTTCGCCAGTGTCGATCTCCTCAACGGAGAGGACGATCCAGATGGAGCCATCGGCCACCTCGCCGGGATCTTC